ACCTCGACGGGGCCAACCTCGACGGGGCCAACCTCGACGGGGCCAACCTCGACGGGGCCAACCTCGCCGGGGCCATGTTGGTGGGCAAACGTCCAATCTTTCAAATTGGCCCCATTGGGTCACGTTGCGCATATTTCACGGCACACCTGACAAGCGAAGGCGTGAAACTTCGGGCGGGTTGTTTCTTTGGCACCGTAGACGAATTCACCGCGAAGTTGTCTGAAGAACATGGGGAAGGCATCCATGCGAAAGAGTACACGGCTGCGCTCGCAATGATCGCAATACATGCAGAAATCTGGACTCCAAAGGATCAATCATGAACATCACGATCCTGAAAACCGCCCGCCGCCTTTGGTGCGTTGGCCACGCCGACCGCGCAACGCAGCGCGCCAACATGCGCAAGTGGGTGCGATCGGTTCGCCAGCTCGGCAACCGCTGGGTGATGGCCAACGGCCAGCGCCGCCTGGCAACGCCCATCCAGGAGGGCAAGATTTCCAGCCTGGTCCTGCCCTTCCCGATGCGCACGCCGCGCAGCCTGGAGGAAGCCTACGCAGCCCGGAGGCAAGCATGACGGACGCCGCGCCGCGCCAGGCCTACACCTGCACCAGGTGCAACGGAACGGGCCGGTACAGCTTCAACCTGCAGCACGGCACCAAGTGCTACGGCTGCAACGGCACGGGCAAGCAGTACACCCGGCCGGCCGCCCCCACGCCCAAGTGGGCTGTGTTTGGCCAGCATCGCCAGACCGGCGAGTGGCTGCGCATCTACAACGTGGTGGCCAAGAACAAAGCCTGCGCGATCAACCGCGCTCAGAACATGTACGACCAGGCCAGCACCGCTTGGAAGGACACCTACACCATGAGCAACGCCCGAGCGTTGAAGTGGACCGACATGGCCAGCGTTGACGCGCTGAGCTGGAATGAAGCAACCAAGGAGAACACATGAAAATCATCGAATCGTTTGAGAGCTCACTGACCAGACGGCGTAACGAAGTTATCAGCCTGGAGGACATGCGGCCAAAATTTGAACGCCTGGGGCGTGTCACGCGCATCATTGAGAAATTCGCATCTGTCAGATATGTTTTTTCAGACAGCAGAGTGATCATTTGCGTCGACGTCAAGAACATCAAGGAAATCACGCCGGTGCTTGAGGTTCTGACCGAAGAGATGGGGGCTGAGTTTGATCGCTCGCATGACGAGGCTGACATGGGATGGCGAAAGTTCTATTCCAGCAACATGCCCTGGATTCGCGTGGACGCAGAGCTCAAAGGCGAAGGCCCCGAGTGCCGCCGTGTGATCGTGGGCTACGAACAAAAGCCGGTCTACGAGATCAAGTGTGGTGACGACGCGGCCATGCCAGATGCTGCGCCGCCAGAGGTGCCGCCAGCGCCATCGATGCCGGAGGACTTCTGATGAGCTCAAGCGATTTCCGTTTTTGGCTGTGGCTTGGGGTGGTTGTATTTCTGTTTTACGGCGACCCCGATGTGTGGGACAGGTTGCACGAGCGCGTGATGACCACCACGGAGTGCAAGCCATGAACTTCGAACATCTGCGCAAAATAAGATCATTGGTTGACGATCTGTGCCTGCTTCATTCCGGGTGGCAAACACCAGAAGAACAGCAAGACTACCTGGCCGCGTTAAACCGCGTTGCCGGACACGGAAACGCCATGAAGCGGCGAAACGAGGTCAAACGGTTGCAGGCAAAAATCGAAGAGCTGGAGGCGAAGGAATGACCCCAACCAACAAGCTGCGCTTTGTGGAGCGCCAACACGGGTACAGGACAACCAACGGCCAAGATGTAATGCCCAATATGGTCCGCATCCTTCAGCAATGGTGGAGCATCGGCATGCCTGCAATTGCTGAAGACCCCTCACGCGCCGGAGATGGCGAGTGGCGCGACGTCCCTTTGGAGGCCGAAGAATGACCCCGCTCCCCTTCGACTACAGCCGCTGCTTGCCGGCCACCGTTTGCGACAAATGCCGAAACTGCCGCCGGTGGATGGACCACCCCAAGCAGGTCAACAACCCGCACCGCCAGTCGTTTGTGGCCGCGTCCAGCAGCCGCGATCCGGCATGCCACTACCTTCCAATCAGCCTCCTGGAGAACAAATGAAAAAAACGCCTGACCTGAATGCCTGGCGCGACCAGGCCAGTGATTACGAGCGCGGCTTCATCGACGGCATGCAAAAGCAGGCGCAGTCCAGTGTGGACCGGGCGATCAACGCATCGCTGGACCGCATTGGCGACGCCATGGACGAAGTTGCCCACCGGTTTGCCCACCGGTTGGCGCTGGACCTCGAATGCGTCTTGGCAAGGTACCAGGGCCCCTGGTACGACGAGGCCTGGGAAACGCTCAGCCAGTACCGAAGCGAGATGAACAAACTGCACGAACAGGTGAGCCCGACGTTTATGGGTGAGCCGCTGATTAAGGACGAAAAATGAATGAAAAACCAAAACTGACGGTGATTCCATCCTTAGATCAAAAAGCGACGGGGATGGACTTGATGAACGAACTACGAGACGTTATCAACGCACCCAAATACGACCACATGACAACCGCGACAGTGATGGGCGTTTTGGAAATGACAAAACTGCATTACTGGCAGTGCAACTTAATTGACGACACCCCATGAAACACTGCACCGAATGCAACCGAGCCCGCCTGCCAGAAGGCGGAATTTTCCTGAGCGCCACGCGCTGGCTGTGCGCTGAGTGCTGGCTGAGATTTCTCCAGGGCCGTCGCTCGGTGAAGGAGACTGTATGAGCTGCCCACCAGGAGGGATGTGCCACCACAGCCAAGACTGCCAGGACACTCGCTGCCCTGGGCGCTATACGGGCCCCGCCAAGCCCATCCCAACACAATCGGAGCGCGGTATTTTTATCGCGGAATGTGTTGTATTTTTGGCTGGAATTCTGATCGTTGGACTTGATGTTTTTGTTTGGAGAGCGAACATCGTCTTGTAGTTTTTTAACCACACGGAAGCTGAAAGGAGCGACCTATGAAACACACACTGCACACGCAGGGGCCTTGGAAGATAGGCACAAAAAACGGAGCGCGCATCTGGTCAGAAAACGGCGAAACGCTTATCGCCGATGCGGACGCGTCTGACTCGCTGCGCAAAGAAACCAAAAAAGCCAACGCCATCTTGATATCGGCGGCCCCGGATCTGCTTGAGGCTTTGCAATACGCCATCAAACAAGTGCCGGAGCTTGCAACCGTCCCCGGAGTCAGCGCCGCCATCGCCAAAGCAACCGGAGAGCAAGCATGAGTTACGAAATCGAAAAAGACTGGACCACTGAAGCGGGTTTGCGGGCCGTGGTGCTTATGGGTGACATGGGCCATCGCTGCGGATACGTTGGCGTCCCGAAGGGGAACCCACTGTACGGCGTCGGCTATTCAGAACAAACAGCTGCGTTGACCATGGACATGAGCCGCAGCGCCGAGAAGATGAGCCCAATCCAAGTGTTTTCAGCCGCCGTAAGAAATGAGAGCGAGCTCAACTCTCCAGAGTACGTATTCGAGGTCCACGGCGGGCTGACGTTCTCAGGAACGGGAGGCGCGTATCCAGTCGAGTCCGACCTCCACTGGTTTGGCTATGACTGCGGTCACTATGACGATGCGCCAGCACCAGGGGCGCGTATCCCGATGCCAATCTTCAATAAAGGTGTGCACCGCACGCTGGACTACTGCGTCGACGAGTGCGAATCGCTGGCCAAGCAGATTATTGAGAAGACAGGAGCGCAACCATGAAAATCCACCGCGTTACATGGTTCACCAGCGGCCGAGGCCTGGTGGGCATCGTTGAGGCCACGCAGGACGACGGCGAGCGCGGCTACTGGATATCGCCCTGCGACGGCTTCAACGAGGTGATCGACGCCAACCTGGTGGCCTCACGTGGCGCCCGGTTCCCCGAGGCTGCAGGGCGGGCTTTGTTTGGGCCACTGGAGGTTGACCATGACTGACCGTGAACTGCTGGAGTTGGCTGCTAAGGCGGCTGGGATAGAACTAAATTGGTTTTATGAACCAATTGATGAAGCTGAATCAGACAGTGGATGGTTTGCATCTATTGCTAAAACTCGCCGTGTATGGAACCCCCTCACAGACGACGGCGATGCGCTGCGGCTTGCGGTGAAGTTGGGTCTGGCAATCACGCCCTATCCGATATACGAGCCAGTCAAGCACAGTGTTGTCGTTGAATTGAAGCGACACGCAGAATGCCCGAAAGCAGAGCCACCTTTCAGGTTCTGCCAGCGATGCACTACTGATCCTTGTCAGCTCAAACCGCAAATCGCGTATTCACAAAGTCTCGATAGCGACCCCTGCGCCGCCACCCGCCGCGCCATCGTCAGGGCTGCTGCTGAGATTGGAAAACAGATGGAGAAATCATGAGAAAACGACCAGTGATAGACAGGCTGATGGACAAGATCGAGCGCGTGCCATTTTCTGGATGCTGGATATGGACAGGGACAACAGCGCGCGGCGGTTACGGCTTGATTGGCAGCGGATACACAGAAGCCGGAAACTCACGAATGGTGTACACGCACCGAGTTTCATTCCAGCACTTTGTTGGCGATATACCGCCAGGCCAGGAGGTTTGTCACCACTGCGATGTGCCAAGTTGCTGCAATCCCGATCACTTGTTTTCTGGAACACACAGCGAAAACATGCAAGACATGATTTCCAAGAAACGAGGCGATGCGTACCGCCGAGGATCGCAAACAGAATGCCAGCGCGGCCACAGCCTGACTGGTGAGAACCTTCGAATCAGGCCAGATGGCCGACGCTACTGCCACCAGTGCAAAACAGACGCCCAACGCGCAAGGAGAGTCACATGACCACCGAAATCATCGTACCAAGCAATCAGGAGCATTGGTTGGAGCTTCGCAAGCAAGACGTCACATCCACCGAATCGGCATGCTTGTTTGGCGAAAGCCCTTACATGACACACTTTGACCTCTGGCACCGGAAACGCTCTGGCGTTGTACCGGAGTTCAAGACAAATGATCGAATGAAATGGGGAAATCGACTGGAATCCGCAATTGCTTACGGTATTGCGGAAGAGCAAGGCTGGGAGGTTAAACCGATGAAGGAGTACTTCAGGAATCCTGATTTACGCATGGGGTCGAGTTTTGATTTTGTAATCACAAACCTTGGTGAACCCGTGCACCTCGAAATCAAAAACGTGGACTACTTGGCCTTTCGGGATGGCTGGCTTGAGCACAAGGATGGATCGATAGAGGCCCCAACCCACATTGAGCTTCAAGTGCAGCACCAGATGGCCGTGTCGGGCTTCAAGCGCGCGTTCATCGGCGCGTTTATTGCGGGTAACAGGGGCGTGGTGATCGAGCGCCACCGCGACGATGACGTCATTGCGGCGATCAAGGCCAAAGTGGCCGACTTCTGGCGAACGGTTGACGCCGGCTTAGAACCAGACCCCGTGATGCCAGGCGACGCCGAGGTGATCATTCGGCTCAACCAGTACGCCAAGCCAGGCAAGGTGCTCAGCGCCGACGGTGACCACACGCTTGCCGTGCTGCTGGCTGAATACAGATCCGCCGCCGCCGCTGAGAAAAACGCCAAAGAGGACAAGGACGTCGCTAAAGCCGAAATTTTCAAGCACATCGGGGACGCCGAAAAGGTCCTCACCAGCGAGTGGAGCGTGAGTTGCGCCATGCAGGCCGACACCCCGCCGACGCTGATCACCGAGGACATGGTGGGCACCAGCTACGGGGGCCGCGCAGGGTTCAGAAATCTTCGTTTATACCCACGCAAGCCCACGAAATGATGGTACACTGTTTGGAAATAAACAACGGATCGTCCATGAAAACGCTGCAAGAACGGTTCATGCAAAAAGTGTCGCCAGAGGCTTTGACGGGATGTTGGCTTTGGACTGGTGCCACGATGCACTTTGGCTACGGCCACATCTCTGAAAACTACAAACGCTACAGCGCGCACCGGCTGTCTTTTCAGATGCACAAAGGAGAAATTCCGCAAGGCATGAGCGTTCTTCATTCGTGCGACACCACGGCCTGCGTCAATCCGGCGCACCTGTTCCTTGGAACGCAGTCCGACAACATGAAAGACATGGCTGCTAAAAATCGCAGTCGCAACCAAAACACCGAAGTTCAGCTTTGCAAAAACGGCCACCCGCTTGCAGGCGACAACCTCTACGAATACTCGTACCAACGAGTTTGTAAAACGTGCAGTTTCGCACGGACCGCCAATTACCGGCAAACCAAAAAGGAGCAACTTAAATGAGTCAAGTCGCAGTCGTCAACGAGGTGCGTAGTGCTATTGAAAAAATGTCACCACAATTTAAAGCCGCGCTTCCAGCGCACATCCCAGTCGAGCGTTTCATTCGAACCACTTTGACTGCGGTTCAAACAAACCCGGCGCTTATGTCGGCTGATCGGCGCACGCTTTTCGCAAGTGCAACGCGCGCCGCACAAATGGGCCTTCTTCCCGATGGGCGGGAAGGTGCCATCGTGACGTTTGGCCAGAACTGCCAATTCATGCCAATGATGGCTGGAATCCTTAAGCTGGTGCGCAACAGCGGCGAGCTTGCATCAATTGATGCCCAGATCGTTTACAAAAACGACGGCTTCCAGTATCGGCCAGGCATCGATCTGGTGCCGCAGCACACGCCTGATTGGTTTGGTGAGCGCGGAGAAGTGGTTGGCGTTTATGCGGTGGCCAAGATGAAGGATGGGGCCGCTTATGTTGAGATTTTGTCCCATAAGCAAGTGGAGCAAGTTCGCAACGTCAGCCGCGCAAAAAACTCTGGGCCTTGGGTGACCTGGTGGGATGAGATGGCCCGCAAGACAGCCATTCGCCGCCTGACAAAACGCTTGCCTCTGAGCACCGACTTGGACGGCGCACTGGCTGCAGACGACGAGCTGTTCATGCCTCCGGAGCCCGCTCAGGCCGCCCAGGAGCCCGCACAAGCCGATGAAAAGCCGTCCGCAGCCCGACGCCCCAGCCGCCTGAATAAAGTCGCTGAGCAGGCGCCAGAGGCCTCCGCACAGCCAGACGATGACGGCGTGATCGACATGCCGGTCACCAATGTTTCGGATCACGGCCAGCAAGCCGACGACGCTGACAGCCCGATCTGAATCGCACCATGAAGCACCTCCTGCTGGCACTTGTGGTGGCTGTTGTCGGATACGCCTTTTGGGTGCTGTCCGACAAGCGTGAGCGCGCAGTCGCTGTGCGCCACATCACCAGGCATTTCCTCCGCATCGGAGCGATCGTCCTGATTCTGGTGTTGCTGCTTTTTGCCGCAACGCAAATCCCTTCAACTTCACTCATCTGAGGAACAACATGAAACTGCTGTTCGTACCCATCATTGCCACCCTGGCAGCTTGCACCCAAATCGACACCGGCAACATCGGCGTCGAATCCACCCTCGGCCAGGTCAAGAAAGAGACCATGCCGCCCGGCGTGTACTTCACCATGTTCAAACGCGTGACCGAGGTGTCCGCCAAGGAACTGCGCCTGGAGCTCAACGACATGAAGCCCCAGACCCGGGACAAGATCACGCTCGCCGACCTGGATGTGGACATCTTCTACCAAATCGACCCCGCCAAGGCCTCGGAGATCATGACCAAGTGGCCAGGCGATGCAGTGGAGCTCAAAGGCGAGGACGGTGTGCGCCTGGGCAACAACTACGTCACGCGCCAAGCACGCGAGGCCATCTACAACGCGATCGCCCAATACGGGTCCGAGACGGTGCACACCGAGCGCGTGGGCATCGCTGCCAAGGTGGTCGAATCGCTGCAAAAGGACCTCGACGAATCTGCCGGCAAGGGCATGTTCTTTGTGCGCAGCGCCAACGTGCGCAACCTGGTGACAGACCCGGCCCTGGAGCAGTCGATCAAAGAGGCGGCCAACCGCAACTTCCAGATTGCCGCCAAGCAAAAGGAGGTCGAGCTGGCCAAGGCTGAGGCCGACCGCAAACGCGTCGAGGCCCAGGGCGAGGCAGACGCCATCCGCCTGCGCGCGCAGGCCATCCAGGCCCAGGGCGGCAAGGAATACGTCGAGCTCGAAGCCATCAAGAAGTGGGACGGCAAACTTCCCACCACGATGCCTGGCCAAACCACCCCATTTATCCACGTCAAGTAAACCATGCGTGTCTACGTCATCAAACCAATTGGCGACGGCCCCATTCGGATGGTCATGGCCAAAAGCTATGCCCAGGCCATCCGCTACGTACTCAAGGATGTGGCGGAGGTTTTCCCAGCCACAACCGCAGAGGTAGCCCAACTCGTGGCGGACAAATGTCCAATCGAGGAAATCCCACCTGAAACTGAAACCAAGGAGTAATCCATGAGCGATCAAACCATGCCCACCATCACCCTCGAACTGACCGTCGAGGAGTTCAATTTTCTGCACGCCTTGCTGAGCGACCTGCCCACCAAGACCAACGCATGGGTGCTGCGCAACAGCATCGAGCGCCAGGCACAGGCGCAGGCACAGGCGAAAAACATCCCTGTGGTTGACCCCAACGCCCCTGCGCAGGCACCTGCTGCCAACAACGCAGCTGCTGCTGAATAACGCAAACAAGGACCGCCTTCGGGCGGTCCGCAAGGAGTACCGCATGGAGAAGTTTGAAAACCAGATGCTGACGCCGCAGGAGGTCTCCCAGTTGATCAAGATTTCGGTCGGCACGCTGGAAAACTGGCGCCTGGCCAACAAGGGTCCCAAATTCATCAAGCTCGGTGGCACGCCGCGCGGTCACGTTCGCTACCGCCTCCAGGACGTTGAGGACTGGATGTTCGAGGACGCAAAAACAGGAGAGCAAGAATGAGTATCCCACCCACATTTCAAAAAGCTGGCGATCATTTCGACCCTTACGCCAGCGAGGCTGACACCGCAGAGCTGCTGCGCATCGGAAAGATGCCAGAGGCCTTGCGCCTTGCTGACATGCTGGAAAGAGAAATGCAGCACCCGGGACATGGCAGAGCTGCCGACTGCTTGCGCAAGCTGCACGCAGAGCTGGAAGCCATCAAGCAGGCGATCACGGACCCAGAAAACCAGCCATCGCAGTTTGGCACGGTGACCATGGCGCACATGCAGCGCGAGGTTGAGGCTGAGTGTGTAATTTGTGTAAAAGACAAACAAGATGCTGAGCGGTATCGCCACATGCGGAACAACGCGCATTTCCAATCACGGAATGGCCCCGGCCTTTACTGGTATCTGCCGCGCTTTTCTGACGGCAAGGTGCGCGATGAGGGTGAGCAACTGGACGAAGCTATCGACGCAGCCATTCGCGCCAGGGGCCAGCAATGAACGTCGGCGATATCGTTCAGGTCAACCCAGAAGTCGAATGTTTCGGTGGCTGCATGGTTGTGGTCACCGAGCTCAAGCCCTGGGGCATTCAGGGCTACGTGCAGTCGGCTGGCGTGCCTGGCCAACAGTACATCCGGCTCAAGACGGAACAGATCGAGGCCACCGGTGGCAAGGCCGTGTGGGTGGTGGCGTGAACCAGTCCCGCACCGCCTCGCTGATTGAGTCCGTGTTCAACGTGGTGATCGGCTACGGTGTGGCGCTGGCCAGCCAGCTGGTCATCTTTCCAATGTTCGGCATTCACCTGCCGTTTTCCGACAACCTGGCGATCGGCGCCTGGTTCACCATCATCAGCCTGGTGCGCAGCTACGCGATCAGGCGCTGGTTCAACGCGCGGCTGCACAGAGCCGCACAGAAACTCGCCGGAATATGAAAAAGCACAAAAAGCCAAAAACAGTGTATGTGTACCGTTACAGCCTGATCGATGTGATGATGGCCAGCCCCACGCAGCCGCTGCCAGAATCGCACCGCACTCACCAGCTCATGCGCATGCACCAAGGCCTGGACGCCATGGAGAAGGCTCCCGAGCCCAGCACGGACGACTGGCGCGTGGTGAGCGACGCGGTCAACATCATGGAGACGCTGGTCACAAGCGGCAGCTTCTTCGAAACCAAAGTTGATCCGGAAACGGGCGAGGCCCGCCAGGTGCCGATTCCTGGCCACTGGCATGGGTGCGACGGCGACATGGTGGAGATCACCGACGCCTCCGGCCTGCTGTCCGACGCGGTGACGGCCATGGCGCTGGCAGGAAAGCGCCACAAGGCTGGCGGCAACATTCGCTTGGACGGCGCAGGCATTCAGGCTGTGCGCGGCGTCCTGGCCGATTACGGCGATCTGCTCGAAGCGCTGCCAGCCCGGACCATGATCAAGGCGCACCGCGAGACAGAGCGGCGCATTCACGAAATACTGGCCGGCAAAAAACGGCCGCACGACGTTGAGGTGATGGACCTATGAGCGAGC